GCGGCATTTAACTTGATCGGTTTTTCACGATCGGCCTATCTTCGCATCAGCGAAAAGACCCCAACAGCTTATCTACTCAGTACCACGAGTAGTCCCGCTGATCGGACTGGGTTACTTCCCAGCCGCCTCCCAGGGATACCTTGAATCGCGACGGAAGGAGCATGTTGTTTAGCTCCGCACCAGGCACGATTCCGCACATCTGCGAGATTCTCTTTGCAGTAGGCGAAAGGTATTGAAGGGAAATTGCTCTTTGTGAGACTCTGTGCCAATCGGACCAATTTCGGTCATAGAGGCCAACGCCCATATCTCCTCTTTGCCTGTACAGTAGGGCAGCTCGCATCCCGAAGAAACTTCTCGGGGTAACGTTGCCACGCCTTGCGTACAAACGAGGGCCTACTAATTGCTGCAGGTTCGAGCAACGTCGTAGGAGAGGATTCTGCATGGCGTCTTCCGCATGAGTGATCAAAGTTGTATCTTGATCATCTACCCAAAAACTCTTGAGAGAGTTTCGAGTATCTCGTGGAATGCGAAGTGCAGCGGTCCGCCAACAAGCCAAGAGACGCCGATCACAGCCAAGGCCGTGATTACGTAACGAGGCGTAGCGGCGGATTGCGTTGCATACTTGCAACCATTGTAAGAGTGCGGTTCCATTCAGATTGTCCTCATTTATATCCTCGGCATTGCGCCGAAGATAGATTGGGCGTATGTTGATACCATCGAGATAGTCCGCCCCGCAGGATTCCCGGAAGGGACCCTCAAGGAAAGACTTACTCTTGTTAAGTGGGAAACCAAGGAAATCCAACAGCGGTATAAGCAGCTCCGCTGTCTCCCTGCCGCAAACGATATCATCCCCATGTACTACATAGGGAGAGGAATCATTGGCGGTGCGGCGACACACTCTCACGGCGGTCCAGAAAATCAAGGACTCAAGTTCGAATGTGAAGCCATTCCCCATCGCACTATAGCTGTGTAGCGGTACATACTCACTTCCCTTATGGGGAAGCTGAAGGTGCGTACGACAAAGCTCCATCGCATGGAGCCAGCGTCTGCAATCCTCAAAGAGAATGTGTACCAGGCCCTTTGAAATATGGCCGCTTGCGGATTTTAGATCAAGTGTAACAAAGCTTGATCCTCGCAAACTGCCTTTCTGGGCTAGCTCCTGGTTTTTCTTCTGAGTGTTGAGGTCAAGACCTCTGCTCAGGAGTCGGCTTCGAATCATACTGCCGAGACCAAGTTGTGCGAAAACGTTTAGACCCGGCTGGGCACGGATGCCCCGGTGGGTTTTGGCGTTCTTCGGTACCATGCTATTTGTATCACCCTGCACAAGGGTTACCTCGAACCTACTAGTCGAAACACCTTCGAAGCATTCGAAAGGATCCGGACTAGTACCCTGGTTCAAGGCATCGAGCCAGCAGTCGCTCTCAGAGATGAGTGCTACCGCATAGGGGAGGAACTCTTCAGTGCAGCTCGGTTGCGCGATTAGTTTTTCATAATCGAGCGTACCGGTTTGGCCTTGCGCCTTTCCGGGACCGAAGCGACATGATTCAGACCACTCCGTGGGGTCGAAGTCTCCTAGCGTGCGTTTAATATCCGCCTGCATCTGGAATAGTAGATGCAAGTTTGCGGTATGCCCCTCGGGGCATAAGAGCGCATTTCGGAGGCGACGATTGGTGAGGCGGCAAGTTTCTTCTGCCTCCTCATCGGACAGGATGCATCGTCCGACCGGGTCAAGATCTTCGTGGCGGAAATTCGGCCACTTGGAGAGTATGGAAACGGCTTGATAGTCGTCTGGAAGAGACTGATTAAGCCGAAGTATCGAAATCCCTATGGGATCCAGATAACGGTCCATCTCTACGCCCTTGTTTGCCAGCTGAGCTACTTCCCCGTATTTCAGGAGAAGAAAGCAAGCTAAACTGACAGGCGTATCTAGCCCGACCCACATATCTCTTGATACTTGCAAATACGCATCTTCCGAATTCTGGAAGGCGCGCGCAGCATTTATAAGATCCCTAAGGACCTTAGATGGCTTAGTAGTACGAGCCACCGTGCTGTTGTTTGCGACGTTCGCAATTTTGGCCATAAGGGGCCGGTACGGGTTATTAGCCCGAAACCGCCTCCCCGGTGGTCAGGTTGAGTTGCACAGCGCTTAGGCCAAGGAAGGCAGCAAAGCTGTAAACCAGCTCCTGCTTCTCAGCCAACGTGCTACGCTCATCAATTTGCGATTCGAACGAGATGGAGTTGGTGTAGTCCACCATACCGGTCGTTGCGTTGACTTTCGGGAGAATGACTTTACCCGTCCGCTTTTCGTACTTGCCGGTAGTGCTGCGTTGCTGAAGGAAGGCCCGACGATTGCCGACGGTGGTGCCTTGATCGCGGTTAACCCAGCTGGCATAGGAGCCAGTCTGGACGCGTTCGGGCACGTACACCTTGTTGGCGTTGGCGGAGTCTTTCAGATTGATATTGGCAATGGTAGCCATAAGGTAGTCCTATAAGTTAGGTTAGTACTTTCTGAAATGCGAGGCCGAAAGAAATACTTGGTGGATTAAAGCTAATCCATCTAGGCCGCGCTTGAAAGTGAGGTCGTACTCTAGCCTCAATGAGGACGGTACGAAGCCAGTCAATACTTGCCGCTCGAAGCGGCGTTCTTTAACCGGCCCCAGGCTCACTGACCCTGGGTTTGAGAAACTGAACACAGACGTTCCTTTTCGGAGGTTCGTCCACTGCTCGTAGCGAGAGCCTTCGATGGCCATAGTTACATAACCATCTAGGAACCGCTTTCCCTGAAAGGCTGTAAGCCCTTCAAGTACAGAGCCAACGTTCAGTGCCCAATCGACCACAAAGGAGGCAGGGATCATCTCCCACCCCACAAGAGGAAGGTTCAGCAAGCCTAACTCTTGGCCATTTGAGAGCGCTACACTCTCGAGCTGGTAGACATACCCAGCGGTGACCACATATGTGTAGTCGTCACGGCGGTAGCGATCGTAAAGAAATATGGAGGGGTATGAAACTGACCCCGCCACCTGTCCAAGCCAATTCCACTGGTAGAGACCAGTATCAGCTTGGAAGGTCTTTACGCGTAGTACGATAGGTCGTGTTGAGAGTAGCTTGTGAATCGTCTTCATGTATGTTACAATGTCGACAAGAACAAGCCTCCAACCATACCTATATTCCATCCAGTTCGATGCGAACAAGTCGCGGGCAGATTCGCCGCGTCTCGGACGCTGAACGTTTTTTGGAGTGGAGATTTTCAGGACTGTTGCGGCTCTGCCGAACTGCCCCTTACGTACTAGCCGTGCTGCTTGAGCGAGCTGTTTTGCTCGGGTCATTATCATGTCGGCGGTTTTACCCGCTTCCAGAATAGTGACCGGCACATTTGCGCCCTCGCCGCTGATTTTACTTTGTAGCTTCTCCAGAGCCTTAGTCCTTAGCGCCACAATCTTTGAGTCAGTTAAGCTCACAGAAGGGCGGTTAGGATTCGGGATGAATCGCCACTGATAAACAGCGTTTGGTGCCGAGGTTAGCTGGCCGACGATGTCGACGACCTTGGAATTAACAATCTGCTGAAGACTGTCAGTGTACGGTTGAGTTGGCAGAAAGCCGTCCGTCAGGAGACGTTTGGCTCGCTGCGCTTTCGACCGGTACGTTCCATTCACCCAATTGCGACTGCGTTCTTCTAAGAAATACGGAGAGCTGGCCCAACCCGGATCGGCACCGTAGGTGCTAAAACCGGTAAGACCAAGTTTCTTCGACGTCCTAGTCGACACAGGCATAGGGAGACCTCCAAATCCAGGGATTTCCTGGTAGTTAAGGGACCAAAGATATTCCTTATGGGATACCTTCCGAAACTTCCGCTGGGCTAGTAAAC